GGTGACGAAATGAAGACCATAGTTGAAACATCAAGCGGCTTGAGCAAGTACCTTCTTGCTGATGACGTAACCATCACAGCCACGGCAGACAACATCACAGTGGGTGATCCTGCACAGTTCATCATTGGTGATCTGAACAGCACCACAGTGACCGTCACAGACGGCGTGACCAACGCCCCAGCCGACTGGACTGGCAACAAGTATTTCTTTGACGGAACTACATGGTCACTGAACCCTGACTGGGTTGATCCAACACTCGACGAGGAGTAAATAGTATGCGCATCATAGGCAATCGTGGGAACACAGCCCGAAAAGTACAGGCCGTTGCCAGTGGTGCGTTAGCTTCTGGTGATACTGTTATTGTGAACAGCGACGGCACTGTGAGTGTTATTGCTGGTGCAGCTGAAGGCCCCGGCTCGCCTGTGGTTTTTAATTCTGCGTCTTCAAATTACGTTTCTACTACGTTTGATAGCAATTCCAACAAAGTCGTAGTGTGCTATGCGAACGGACCCACCGGGTACGGGATGGCTGCTGTCGGAACCGTCAGCGGCACGTCAATCAGTTTCGGCACTCCTGTGGCGTTTCTTTCGGCGTACATCGCTAAGTTTATGTCAGCGACTTTTGACAGTAGTAACAATAAAATTGTCATTGCATATCAAGACGGTTCTAATGGTGAATACGGCACTGCAATTGTGGGTACGGTCAGTGGCACGTCGATAAGTTTTGGGACTCCGGTTGTGTTTAATACCCGAAGCACTATGGAAATTGCAACGGCGTTTGACAGCAATTCCAATAAAGTTATTATATCTTATAATGACGCAGGAGGCGCAGGAGGACAATACGGGAATGTTGTCGTTGGCACTGTCAGCGGCACGTCGATCAGTTTTGGATCGAAAGTAGTTTACAATAGTAGCCACACATACAAGAATTTTCTTGTCTTTGATAGCAACTCTAATAAAGTTGTTTTCTTATATGTTCGAACGCAATCTGCCGATGCCCGTGCTTGCGTAGGAACTGTCAGCGGTACGTCAATCAGTTTTGGCTCAAATGTTACTTTTGCATCAGGATATATCAATTTTGTATCGGCGGCCTTTGACAGTAGTAACAATAAAATATTGACCGCCTTTAATTATAATAGTTCTGGGGGAGGCAGGGTTATAGTCGGCACTGTGAGCGGCACGTCAATCAGCTTTGGGGCTGAGTCTACGCTATCGGGTTACGGTTATTATCCTGTAATAACATATAACAGCACTTCTAATTCATTTGTTGTATATAGTGTCGATTTATCCGCCAACGGATTGGTATATGAGACGGGAACTGTAAGTGGGACGTCAACCACCTTGAGCGGTTTAACGGCAGTGGCTAATATTACTTCAGCGCAAGTTTGGCCTTTTGCGTCCGCTTATGACAGCAGCAATGATAAAATAGTTCTGTCCTTTTTAAATGGCTCTAACTCTAGTTATGGAACCACGCTGGTTTTCCAGAATGGCTCCACCAACCTCACCGCTGAAAACTACATCGGAATTGCCTCGAACGGCTACGCCACGGGTCAAGCTGCCACGGTCAACGTCAAGGGCTTCATAGACGACAATCAGTCTAGCTTAACTGCGGGTCAGAGCTACTACGTCCAAGTAGATGGCACACTGAACACGACTGCTGGCGATCCATCGGTCTTCGCTGGCACTGCGGTGTCCGCCACTAAATTAATCGTAAAGGGCTAACACATGACGCTTTCATACATTCCGTCAGACACGAACGATGAGGGCGTACTAAAGGCCACGGCGTCAGGTACACTGCCAAGCGGTCAGGCCGTTGTTGTAAATGCAGATGGGACTGTGAGTGTTATCACTGGAGCTAGTCAGGCAGTTGGAACTGCCGTAGTGTTTGAAAGTGCTGGAGCCACATGGACTTCAACTGTTTTTGACAGTAACTCCAATAAAATTGTTATCGTTTATAGTGACGCTGCCAATTCTAGGTACGGCACAGCCGTTGTGGGAAATGTTAGCGGCACGTCTATTACTTTTGGAACTCCAGTTGTTTTTGAAAGCGGCAGATCGGATTATCTATCCGCCACGTTTGACAATAACTCCAACAAAGTCGTTATATCTTACAATGATTACTCCAATTCGCAGTACGCCACTGCAATCGTAGGAACTGTCAGTGGCACGTCAATCAGCTTCGGGACTCCGGTTGTGTTTAAAGCTGTCGCAAGCTACCTGTTCTCATCCACTTTTGACAGCAACTTAAATAAAGTTGTTATTGCTTATTTTTCGAGTAGTATCGTAAATGTTATTGTGGGAACTGTCAGCGGTACGTCAATCAGTTTTGGCTCAAATGTTACTTTTTCAGCTAACTCACAGAATATTTCATGTACGTTTGACTCTAACTCTAACAAAATTGTTGTATCATATGGGGATTATTCCAATGGCTATTATGGCACAGCCGTTGTGGGAACTATCAGCGGTACGTCAATTAGCTTCGGTACTGCTGCTGTGTTTGTGTCAGGCCAAATGAATGGCACTTCACTTTCGTTTGACTCTAACAATAACAAAATTGTTGCTATGTGCAGTAATAATGGCAATGGGAACTTCGGAACTGCTGCTGTAGGAACTGTCAGTGGCACGTCTATCAGTTTTGGCACTCCAGTTGTTTTTGAAAGTGCCGCTATAGCTTTTGTAGAGCCACAGACAAATACTTACGACGAAAACACTGGAAAAGTAGTTTTTTCGTATGCGGATCAGGGCAACGGTGAAAAAGGAACATTTATCTCTGGAACTGTCAGCGGCACGTCAATCAGCTTTGACACTGCTGAAGTATTCGAAAACGCATCGACAGATGAAATATCGTCTGGTTATGATTCCAATGCTCAAAAAATAGTTATTGCTTATAAAGATAAGGGAAACTCTAATTTCGGCACTGCTATCGCCGTTCAGCCCGGCTTTACTACCCTCACCGCCGAGAACTACATCGGCATATCGACAGGCGGCACATACGCCAGCGGTTCCACTGCCACGGTCAAGATCATTGGCAATACATCCAACGAGCAATCTAGCCTAACCGCAGGGCAGGCATACTACGTCCAGACGGATGGCACGTTAGGCTTAACGGCTGCTGACCCATCGGTCTTTGCAGGGACGGCAATATCTGCTACAAAGTTGCTAGTAAAAACATAAAGGTGTCTTCATGCCGTTAATCCCTCTCAACATACCAGCCGGGCAGTATAGAAACGGCACTGAGTATCAATCTCAAGGGCGCTGGCGTGATGGCAACTTAATCCGTTGGCACGAAGGCGCGCTGCGCCCCGTAGGCGGATGGCGTCAGCGCGGAAATGTTGATTTAGATGGCGTCGTTCGGACAATAGTCGCGTGGGAAGACAACACAAATAACCGCCGCGTCGCTTTTGGGACGTACAACAAATTGTACGCAATGAACGCTGGCAACAATGTCGTTGACATTACTCCGGCTGGTTTTACGGCTGGCCGCGTAGACGCCACGGCGTTTACTGGGTACGGCGGCAGCACATTCGGCGGCGGACTGTACGGCTTGCCGTCTCAGGACACCGGAAGTATTTTGCGGGCTACCACCTGGAGCTTGGAAAATTGGGGCGAATATTTGCTGGGCTGCACGGCAGACGACGGCAAAATTTACGAGTGGCAGCTTAACGTCGCCACGCCCGCCGCCGTACTATCTAACGCTCCAATCGACTGTTCCGGCATGATGGTCACCGAAGAGCGATTTGTCTTCGCATTTGGGGCAAATGGAGACCCTCGAAAAATCGCCTGGAGCGACAGAGAGAATAATAACTTGTGGGCGCCGGCGACGACAAACGAGGCCGGCGACATCCAGATCCAGACTAATGGCGTAATCTTAAAGGGGGTGCGCACGCGCGCCCAGACGCTGATTTTGACAACGCAAGATGCCCACACTGCCACATACTCGGGGCCGCCCTACGTTTACGGGTTTTCTAGGGTTGGCACCAGCTGCGGTTTGATTGCGGCCAACGCCGCCGCGTCCATTGACGAGGGCGTCGTGTGGATGGGCCAGCGCTCATTCTTTGTTTACTCTGGCGGAGCTGTACAGGATCTAGCGTGCGACGTGTCTGACTATGTGTTCAGCGACATGAACAACGACCAGAAGTCTAAGGTACACGCCGTCGTAAACAGCCGCTTCAACGAGATCTGGTGGTTCTACCCCAGCGCGAGCAGCACTGAGTGCGACAGCTACGTCTCGTTTGACTACCAGGAGAAGATCTGGACTACCGGCACAATTGGCCGCACGGCCGGCGTAGATCGCGGCGTATTTCGCCAGCCGTTCTGGATAGCCGCCGACGGCACTTTATACGAACAGGAAATTGGATTTAACTACGGAACCCAAACGCCGTTTGCCGAGACAGGCCCGATCGCCATTGGCGTCGGAGAACAGGTTATGTCTGTGCGTGGCATGATCCCAGACGAGAAGACGTT